CGATTCCGTTATGAGCCAGATGAAGATATGAGAACGGATTTTGCTAAAGGCGCTGCACTATTGCATGGTAATGCTGAATATTACGAAGTTGAACATTCCTCTTATGTTTTAATAGTGCCTTATTTTGAACGGTTGTGGACTGCGATAGGTTCGAATTATAAGAACCATATGGTTCTAGCAAATGAAGCAGTATCCACCGATAAATTCTTAATATCCTATGAGATGCTAACACAGGCCTTCTTGCCTAAAAATACAAATTTATCTTTAACTCAGCAAGAAGTCAGAACAAGAATTCAGAATAGTATCAATAATATTGCGACTGTCAATATGGATAGGGACGTTGAAGTCTTACATAAAGTCTCCACAGATACAACAGCAATTGCAACATATTTTTCTGATTATCATAGAGCAATGAGCAGCTCATGGGATTTTCAATCTCCCCCGAACTTGGAAGAAAAGTCCAGTGCGGTTACTGGTCCTGTGAAGTCGGCCTTCCGCCCATCCCACCGCCTAAGCGAGATGTCAAGATCGGGGGTTATATTCCCACAACAATTCTGGACAAACAAATTGCTAACGTCTGCTGCGGTGTCAGCCTTAAGGGCTACTCTCGCCCCCAACCAGCAACGAACCATTACCCATCACTCGTCGATGGTGTGCGCAAAAGGGTCGCTTACGATCCACCCGTTCCAGAAGGGGACATCCGCCAAAGATTACGTCGCTTCATTCTTAATTGGCTTAGGACTAATATTGTATCCCTGGATCCGGATACCGATTTTTCTTTGGAAGCTTGGCTCGAAAACACAAACTATCCAGAGACAAGGAAAGAAGAGCTCAGAAGAGTCGCTGCTAATACAGAGCGATTCAACCCTTCAAGGAAGCGAGACCTCAGAGTTGTCAAGGGATTTATTAAGTCTGAATCATATGGCGAATACAAGTACCCAAGGCTCATCAACTCGAGAAATGACGCGTTCAAGTGTATGGTCGGACCATTCTTCAAGGCAATCGAATTGTGCCTCTTCAAGTCAAAGTGGTTCATCAAGCGAATCCCAGGAGGAGAGCGAATAGAACATATAATGGAAAGACTGAGTCACTACAGCAAATTTTTAGTGACCGATTACTCATCCTTTGAATCTCATTTTAAGAAGGATTTGATGGAGGATTGCGAGTTCCTCCTTTATGAACATATGCTCAGCTCCACTGCAGAAGGCGCCTATGCCATGAATCTTATAAGAACCGTGATTGGCGGGAAGAATCACGTTAAAGTATTAAACGGACATTACGCTGTTGATGCCACCAGAATGAGTGGCGAGATGAACACGTCTCTAGGTAATGGATTTTCCAATTTGATGTTTATGCTATTTATACTTCAAGAATTGGGAATTACTGATTTTGATGGTGTGGTAGAAGGTGATGATGCTCTTTTCGGTATCCATGGGCAACCTCCCACAACTCAAGATTTTAAGAAACTTGGCCTTTCGATTAAGTTAGAAGTGCATGAATCAATTCGCACGACTTCATTTTGTGGCCAAGTATTTGATGACATTGATAAAGCGCTCTTAACAGATCCTTTGAAAGTCCTAGCAACATTCGGTTGGACGGGTAAACAATATTTGAATGCCAGTCGAAAGAAGCTTTTAGGACTAGTCAAGGCTAAATCGCTATCATATTTATATCAACATCCTGCTTGTCCTATTGTTACTGAACTTGCCTTATATGGTCTCAGGATAACACAAGGAATAAAATATGTCACAACAGATTATGAAGACTCATGTTTTTGGAAAAGTTATAAACTCCAACATATGAAAACCATGTATCATCTAATCGCTTCCGGTTATAGAAAGAAGAAAATTGGCATGGGAAGCAGATTTCTCGTTGAAGAGAAATTCGGAATTACGGTGCAGCAACAGTTAATCGTTGAAGAATATCTACGATCTTTGAATACTGTTCAGGAACTTTCGCACCCGGTTTTTGATGATTTACCATTTCATCCACATACTGCTCACAATTATGAATACTATGTTGGTTATTATCGTAAAAACCTGCCTGTAAATATCCGTATGGGAAACAATTATATTAATTCAGATTTTATTGAATCCCTAAAACAAGTTTCGGAAATGGTTGCTCATGGTGAGCCACTACATCAAGTTGCGTCTTATATTGCAAAAGATACAGATTTGGTTGGCATTTTTGCCCCCATCTCTAAAGATCTATAGGGTGCCCCAAAAAGAAATCATAACCATTCGATTAGTCTCATTTATGTCAGAGAAAATAATTGTTATGAGAAAGGGCAGACGCACCCGAAACCGCGTACAAAGGCCTGCTGCATCAAGACGTCGTGCAGCAAGACCTAAAGCTAGACGTACTACCAATAGAAATAAAGCCTCATCGAACATGGGTATCGGTGAGCAGATTGGGCGAGGAGTCGGCGGCTTCCTCGGAAAGGCGGCACAAGCGTTAGTCTTGTCTGTCGCAGGGTTTGGTGACTACCACATTAAGAATAATTCCTTAATGAACGGTGGAATGTCACCTCCAATGATTGTAAATTCCGCAAATTCTGGCGGATTCATCATGAGACATCGCGAGTATTTAGGAGATGTATTAGCATCCACCAACTTCGCGATTACTAAATACCCACTCAATCCTGGCCTGGTACTAACTTTCCCCTGGTTATCACAACCTGCTGAAGCATTTGAGGAGTACCGATTTCGTGGACTCATCTTTGAGTTTAAATCCACATCTTCAGACGCTGTTCTTTCGACCGCAGCCAATTCAGCGCTCGGAACAGTGATTATGGCCACACAATATAATGCCTTGTCACCCATCTTTCCGGATAAAAGGACAATGGAGAATTATGAATTTGCTAACTCGGGCAAACCTTCGATATCATTTATACATCCTGTCGAATGTGCTCAGTCGCAAACACCGGTTGATCATTTATATGTTCGTACCGGGTCAGTTCCAGATGGAGCTGATATCCGCTTGTATGATTTAGCCGATTTTTACATTGCCACTCAGGGCATGCAAGTGGCCGGTGGCACCATTGGTGAACTTTGGTGCACTTTTGAAATTGAGTTCTATAAACCAAAATTAGTAGCTGGAATAGGCTATGAACTCTTAACCGACCACCTTCAGTTATCAAGTATAACCAATTCGGCACCACTTGGTACTGTTTACACTATTGTTCCGGGAAGCAATATAGGTGTTACAGTTACCACAGTTGGCACGCTTATACAGTTCCCTTCTTACATTACAGACGGCTCTTATTTATTTTATTATATAGCTTATTTGTCGTCTGCTGCCACATCTTCCCCACCAGGTTTTGGACCTTCAAATGGGTATTTTGAATTTATTTGGCAAAATGACACCTTATCAGGCGTCGGCACGACACCGTACACCGATACAAATCGCATAATGGTTACGGGTGTTATTACCATAACAGGACCAAACGCCACCATTTCATGTGGTGTTGCTGGTTTCGGAGCAACTGTCATAGCGGGTGACTTAATCGTCACACAAATCAACGGTG